GTTGGATATAGTGATAATGATGACCCAAGGATTGGTAAAGGATACGAGTGGGAAAGTAAGGCAGAACCATTTGGTGAAGCCAAAACAACTCAAAATAAAGAAGGTTGGAATACAGAAGGTAGATTTCCAGCAAACATAATCTTTGATGAAGAAGCCGGTAAGATACTTGATGAACAGAGTGGTATAACAAAAGGTAGTGGAAAACCTAATATAACTAAAGCAGGATTAGGTGGTGGTATATTAGGTCAATACGATGGAAGAAAGACAATGCCAACTGCGAAGGATATAGAAATGGTTAGAAGTATAGGTGATAGTGGTGGAGCATCTCGCTTTTTCTACTGTCCTAAAGCGAGTAAGAAGGATAGGAATGAAGGATGTGATGATTTAGAAAATGCAGCTGGTGATTATACTAACATTGCATCAAAAAGACTTAAATGTAATACTTGTGGTAAATGGGGTATAGCAACTGACCATTGCAAATGTGAAGAACCAGATTGGATACAACCAGAAACAAAGAACATTCACCCAACCGTTAAACCAACTGATTTGATGGCATACTTGGTAAGATTAGTTACACCAAAAGGTGGAGTAGTACTTGACCCATTCATGGGTAGTGGAAGTACTGGTAAGGCGGCAGTGAGAGAAGGAATGAACTTTATTGGTGTAGAAAAGGAAGATGAGTATATGGAGATTGCCAAGACGAGAATAGAACATGAGCAAAAAAAGAATAAACATACCGAGTTCTTTGATATATAAATATATACAAGACAACCCACTACTCGTAATGTTTAGTGGGTATCTCCTATTGCTATTTCTAATGGTGTTATTATGTATAACGAATAAATAACGATGAGAAAACAATGGCAGATAAACCACACCTATTCAAACAAGGGAACAAACTAGGAGGAAGAAAACCTGGGTCTCTAAACAGAAGCACAGAACAAGCCAAGTTAGCAATATCAAGATTGGCAAATGAAGGTATTGATGTTCTACGAGAGGATTTGGAAAAGATAAGAGAACGAGACCCCCTAGAGGCAGCAAAGTTATACCTGAGGTTATTGGAATACATCGTTCCAAAGAAGGCATCAGTAGAAATGAGAGCAGAGATAGATACGAGGATACAACAAATCTCAATCAATATAAACAAATCAGATGGAACTAACCATTGATACTGCAATTACATTTGAACACCTTTTAGAATCCACTAAACGAGTGTCCCATCACATAGGTGGGACTCGTAGTGGTAAAACCTACTCTATCCTTCAATACCTGATTGTAGAGGGGTTAAAAGAACCAAAGGACATAACCATAGTAAGAAAGACCGTGCCCTCCTTAAAGCGTACGGTAATGAAGGATTTTAAAGACATCCTAACCAAACTTGGTATCTACTCTGAAAACAATATGAACATATCAGAAAGGATATATACATTCCCTAATGGAACACAATTCCTTTTCTTGAATACAGATGACCCAGATAAACTACGAGGTGTTAAGAGTGATACACTTTTTATAGATGAAGCATCAGAAGTAGATGAAGAAAGTTTCTTCCAATTACGAATCAGAACATCTGGTAAGATAATACTGGCATACAACCCAACTATATCCCCATTCCATTGGTTGAGAACCATGGATGATTGTGATAGATTCACTACAACTTATCGTGATAATCCTTACCTACCAATAGAGATGGTTCGTGCCATTGAGGATTTGGAAAGAACTAATCCAAAAAAATGGAAGATATACGGAAAAGGTGAGTACGCTGCAAATGATAAGGCAATTTACCAATTCACTACGGTAGATGAAGTAGAAGGTGAGTTTGTAGGGTTTGGATTAGACTGGGGTTGGAATGACCCGATTGCCATTGTAGCAGTGTTTAGGAATGGTGATAATCTTTTTATAGATGAAGTCCTTTATGAATCACACTTACCTATTGGGGAACTAATCCAAAAGTTAAGAAAAATCGGTATAGAGAAAGATGAAATCTGGTGCGATAGTGCCGAACCAAGAAATATAGAAGAATTATACAGAGCAGGATTTAATGCGAAGGGTGTAGTAAAGGGTGCAGATAGTAGAAACTTTGGTATAGGTGTATTACAGAATTACAAACTCCATGTAACAAAGAGAAGTCAGAATGTAATAAACGAAATGTATGGGTACGAATACTCTACTGATAAATATGGTTATGTAACTGATGTGCCACAAGATGGGTTTGACCACACACTAGATGCCCTTCGTTATGTTGCAATGTCAAAACTCTCAATCAAACAAGCAAGTAAAGGTAAGTACACCTTATCAATAAGATAATATGAAAGAAGAACAAACATGGAACGAAGAAGAGATTAGAGACCTAATCCTATTCGCACAATCCTTACGAGAAGAGAATGATGAGATGAAATCAAGAATTCTTGTATATGAACAAATGATAAAGAAAAGAGAAGCATCCTTAAAACATCATCTCGTAAGTCTAAACCATGCAGAGAGATATATCAAGGCGTTAGAACAAAGAGTTCAAGAATTGCAATTCCCTACCATAAATTTAAACTAATATGAAACAACAATTAGAAATAATCGTGCCAACAAGTTGGAAAGATTTATCCCTTAACACTTATTTACGATTCCAAAGGGATGCAAAGAACTTTGAAGATAATTTTGAGGCACAGATGGACTTCATGATATATCATTTTTGTAATTTAGATTTTGATTCCATTAGAGGATTGAGTGTGGATTCACATAATAGTATTGCACAGAAGTTTAATAAGTTTGAAGTACCTGATACTCTACCACTACAAAGATTAGTAACCATTAATGGAGTCCAGTATGGGTTTGAACCAAACCTATCCAAGATGGCTTATGGTGCGTATGTAGATATAGCACAATACGAAGAACTGACTATTGATAAGAATTGGGGTAAGATAATGAATATCTTATACAGACCTATTACAAGTAAGAAGGGGGACTTATATACAATAGAACCATACACAGGAAGGGATGATTGGGAGAAATGGTTAGATGTAACAATGGACATTCATTATGGTGCCCTGTTTTTTTTTATCAATTTGCATCGGGACTTGGTGAACGCTACCCTGAACTCTTTGAAGGAGATGGAACTTCAACCCAACATCAAATCAACTTTGCTAAAAAGTGGAAGAACTATACAGCAGTTTTTGAACTCGCAGGAGGGGATATTCAAAGGATGGATGAGGTGACGAACCTACCACTAGAACAATGTCTTTTATACCTTGCATATAAAGCAGATAAGGCACTACTAGAATCCATGGTACATAGAGAGATGATGAAGAGTAGAGGGTAATACACCTTTTACTCTTTTTTGTGTTATATAAGAAAGGAATTTTATATATGGCAATCTGGTCAAATAGTAAGTGGAGCAATTCTCGTAATGGTAATCTTCGTTATTCAGTTAATCGTGAGAATGCTAGTGGAATTTACATAGGCCCTACCCAAGGTCTATCTTCACCAAAGAACTCTCGTAGAGGCTGTTTATGTCTTCATGAGGACATTTACCATGTAAAATGTTGCAATGGTGCCTTGATGGAACAAGGGATAGGTAATATCCAATCACCAGTAAGAACCAAGGGTGGAGCATTTGATGATGGCTACTCTGATGGATTTGATATAATAATCAACAATGAATAATAAGGATATATAAAAGATATGAGTGAATTAAGCAAACAAGCTCTTAAAGTTGGTAATAACCAATCATTCCCAAATAACAATGCAGGTCTGATTACTCCTTCCAACTTACGAACATTTAATGAGGATATGATTGACTCATTAGTGGATGAAATTGGATACAATGCAGATTCTGCTAGTTGGAATCAAAGAATAGATGCCTTATCAGGTTCAGTTGCAGTAAATACTGGTTCCCTTTTAACTACTGCATCATTTAACAATAGTACAAGAAACCTAACATTTACAAAAGGTGATAGTTCCCAATTCTCGGTGAATATACCTGATGTGAGTGGTAGCGTATTACCAAGTGGAGTAGTATCTGGCTCATCCCAAATCAACTACCCACAGATTAGTAATATACCAGCAGGTATAGTAAGTGGCTCATCACAATTAACATCATCTTATGATTTAAGATATGTTTTAAGTGGCTCAGTTCAACCTCTACCAAGTGGGACTATATCTGGTTCATCCCAAATAACTGCATTGGGTTTTGTAAGTTCATCTATAACTGGTAGTTCAGTTATAACTGCATCATTTAGTGGTAATACACTTACCTTTACAAAAGGTGATAATTCTACATTTGGTGTAGTAATACCCGATGTGAGTGGAAGTACAATAAACACTGGTTCTTTTGCAACCACCGGGTCTAATAACTTTATTGGCAATCAAACTATTACTGGCTCTCTTTCTGTAAGTGAAACTATAAAATCACAAGTATATATCAATCCACAAACTATATCAGGATTTACAATACCAACGGGCAATAACGCAATGTTGGTAGGACCAGTTGCAGTTAGTGGAAGTATAGTAGTAGAAGGTAATAGTAATTTAATCGTATTATCACAAGTTACTAGTTCATCAACACCATTACCAAGTGGTGTAGTTTCTGGTTCATCACAATTAACATCATCGTATGATTTAAGATATACATTGAGTGGCAGTGTGCAACCCCTTCCAAGTGGTGTAGTATCGGGTTCATCTCAACTCACCTCGTCATACGATTTAAGATATGCATTGAGTGGTAGTGGAGGAGGAACAATCGCTACTGGTTCATTTGCAACCACTGGGTCTAACAATTTTATAGGTAATCAAACTATAACTGGTTCCCTTTCAGTATCATCATCAGTTGATAAAATAATTTTAAATGGCCCAAATGATAGTAATTTTAGTCCTGGTCAAGAAGGTGGAGTTGTTGTAAAAAACTCATTTTCTGTGATGGGTGATACACGATTAGAGGGTGCAGTAAGATTTACTGGCCAATTAGATGTTGCTAAAATAGTTGGAACAGCAACTGGTAATTTACCTGGTTTAGGTAATCAATTAAATCTCGTCACAAATATGAAGATTTTTGATGATTCAAACCCTGCTAATCCAAGATTTTTCTCGCTATCTGGTTCTGCAGATGTATCACAATCATTGAGTGTAGGTGGTGATTTAAATGTAGGTAATAATTTAATTGTTAGTGGTAATCAACAATTTAATGTTGGTACATTCCTAAGCAATGTAAGTCAATCAGGTAGTGCAAACGTATCACAATCAATGAATTTTGAAACAACTGATATATCTGATGGCGTTTATATAGGTATAACACCATCCCAAATATATTGCACAAATAGAGGAACATACAACATTCAATTCTCTGCACAAATAATTGCAGCAGGTGGAGCAGATGATATATACATTTGGTTGAAAAAGAACGGAACTAATGTACCGGCAACTGCAGGTCATATTCAGTTAGGAAATAATGAAGAAATAATTGCGGCATGGAATTATGTTGTTGATTCTGTACCAAATGATTATTTTGAAATAGTATGGCAAGCAACAAATGCAAGTACTATTTTATTAAGAGAAGCAGCAAGTGGTAATATACCTTCCGTTCCATCAGTAATACTAACAGTCACACAAGTAAGATAATTTAAAAAAAAATATAAAAAAATATGAGCACATTACAAGTAGATAGAATAATCCCATATCAGTCATCATCGGTAACCGTTGAAGGATTTTCTGCACCAAACTTAGCTACCACTGGTTCTAATACCTTCGTTGGAAACCAGAATATACAAGGTACAATAACAGCATCAATACAAGAAGGTTTTGCATTGGTAGGTGGAGTGGGTAATGTATCTACTCTTGTGGCTACATCATCTTTTGGAGGAGGAGGTAGTGGATTCCCATTTACGGGAGCTGCACAAATTACTGGTAGTTTAGGTGTGAGTGGTGCAACTACTATTGGTGGTGAGTTAAGTGTCACACCAGCACTTTTACCTAATGGATTCCCAGCTGGAACAGGACAATTTATTATACCATTTCTATCAGGTTCTACTAATGTAATTGCAAGAGATAGTGATAATGCACTATATTGGCAACCAGCATTTAATGTATTAGCAGTTAGTTCATCTACAGGAAATACCACAATATCAAATAGTGGTATGACCGTAACAAGTAATACTACTGGTAGTACACAGGTTACTACTACACGTGTTGTTAGTAATTTTGGTTCAGGAAGAAATATAGCAATTGCCGGTGATGCAGCATCAACAGCTCTAACTGGTCTGACAGGTATAACAAACCCAGCTATTATATTACAAAGTGGTAGTGCAGGTCTCCCACCTACATTCTATGCACCAATTCAGTTCCAAGCATCCCAATCATTTACTGATGGTAGAGTAACTATAACAAGACCATTGATTGCGCAACAAGGAGCACAAATTACTGGTGTAGCAACTCAAACATTTAATGCTCCTGCAACTGACACACAAAATGATATGATAGTTGTAAATAATGCTAATATAGACGGAAGAGCATATACCAATGTTTTCTTTACTATGTTAGACTATCCAAGTTTTGGTAATGAATTTAAGGATTCATTTGTATTTGATTATTGGACTGATTTTACCTATACAACAGGTTCAGACTTTATAATAAATCCAAAAAGAATTGGTGGAACTATGCTACTATCTGGTTCTGCATCAGCTATTGGTATATCACAATTGAGAGATTTGGGTGGTAAAACATTTTTAAATCAATATGCAAATTTAATTAGTATTGGTGCATATGCACCTGCAACTACTGACCAAATTGTTATTGGACATGATGCACTACCATTTCTTCGTTTGTCATCATTGAAGAATGAGATTACAGGTTCAACTATCATATCAGGTTCAAATGGATTACAAGTGACTGGTTCAGTAGGTATATCACAAGTATTGACTTTGGCAGGACAAGACCCATTACCAGCTGGAGGAGTAGGACAACTTGCAGTATCTTCATCAAATCTATACTATCACAATGGTGCCACTTGGACACAAATAAACTAAAAACAAATTAATATGAAGACATTTACAAAAGATGGTGAGATTAAAGTAATCAATCCAAGAGCAACTGAAACAATCCAAACACTATTAGCCGAAGGTTGGGTAGAGGTAGAATTAGGAGCTTAATATCAAAAATTGATATAACTAAAACATTTATTGTTATTATATAAAAATAGATTTATACATTATGAACGCAAAGACAGTATTAAAGAAATTAGTAATGATGTTATCTTCAAACGAAGTGGAACTAACTTACGCTAAATTGAAAGATGGAACTATCGTTGAAAGTGAAACTTTTGATGTTGGAGAACCTCTATTTGTAATTTCCGAAGATGGTGAGAAGTCACCAGCACCTGATGGAG